AGGAGGTCCGGGAAGAAATGCAGGAGATCGGCTGCATCTGCTCTGAGAATGAGATCAGCCGGATCGCGGAAATGCGTGTCCGGAAAGAGATCAACCGTGGCGTGCAGACGATTCAGTACCAGATTCAGACCCTGCTGACCACCAATGGCCAGACCCCCTTTGTGTCGGTTTTCATGTATCTGGATGAAGTGCCGGAAGGGCGCACCCGGAAAGACCTCGCCCTGATCATCGAAGAAACCCTGAAGCAGCGCTATCAGGGAATCAAGAACGAGGTTGGTGTCTGGGTCTCACCTGCTTTTCCGAAACTCATCTATGTCCTGGATGAGGACAACATGACCAAGGACAGCCCCTATTGGTATCTGACGGAGCTGGCCGCCAAGTGTACGGCCCGTCGCATGGTGCCGGATTATATCAGCGCCAAGATCATGAAGCAGCTGAAGAACGGCGATGTCTATACCTGCATGGGCTGCCGGGCATTTCTCACTCCTGATACCGTTGGCCTGAATCCTGACGGAACACATAAGTATTATGGCCGCTTCAATCAGGGAGCAGTTACCATCAACCTGGTGGATGTGGCCTGTTCGGCAGATGGAAACGAGGATGCTTTCTGGAAGCTCATGGAGGAACGTACTGAGCTGTGTCATAAAGCCCTGCGTATCCGGCATGAGACCCTTCTGGGTACCCCTTCGGATGTGGCCCCGATCCTCTGGCAGCATGGAGCTATTGCCCGGCTTGGTAAGGGTGAGAAGATCGACAAGTTGCTGTACGACAACTACTCCACCATCTCCCTGGGCTACGCCGGCCTGTGCGAATGTGTGTACCGGATGAAGGGTATCAGCCATACTGATCCTGCCGGGCACGACTTTGCCGTAAAGGTGATGGAATTCCTGAACGCCAAGACTAAGCAGTGGCGTGAGGCTGAGAACATCTCCTACAGCCTGTATGGCACGCCAATGGAAAGCAGCACCTACAAGTTTGCCCAATGCCTTCAGCGTCGCTTCGGCATCATCCCGCATGTCACGGATAAGAACTATATCACCAACAGCTATCACGTACACGTAACCGAGCCCATTGACGCTTTCTCGAAGCTGGGCTTTGAGGCGGAGTTCCAGGCGCTGTCTCCTGGCGGCGCGATCTCCTATGTGGAAGTGCCCAACATGCAGCACAACATTCCTGCTGTACTGGCCGTCATGCGATATATCTACGATCACATCATGTACGCGGAACTGAATACCAAGAGCGACTACTGTCAGGTCTGCGGTTTCGATGGAGAGATCCAGATCGTGAAGGAGGACGGCAAGCTGATCTGGGAGTGCCCGAACTGCGGAAACAGGGATGAAAAGCGCATGAACGTGTGCCGCCGTGTCTGCGGCTATCTGGGCACCAACTATTTCAACCAGGGCCGGACCCAGGAGATCGCGGAAAGGGTGCTGCATCTGTGAGCGAAAAGAATGCTGCAAAGAAAAGTATGCGTCAGGCATGGCTGGATTCCTTTGGCTCAGACAAAGAAGTGCATCTGCTGGCCAGCTGCGGTGACATTGCCGCCTATATGACCAAGGACAGACCGGATGGAAACCCGTTCGGCTGTTCTCCGGTCTTCCATGTGTGGCGGGGTGACGATTGGCTCTACTGCGGTCAGAATATGAGGGAATCCCACAATGTGTATACAAAAGCCATCGCTGAACAGAAGGCTCGCCATTCCGATCAGGAGGATTCATGAACTACGCCACCATCAAAAAGACAGACATCGCCAACGGCCTCGGTGTCCGAGTGTCTCTGTTTGTCTCCGGCTGCCGTCGACACTGCGCAGGCTGCTTCAACACGGAAGCCTGGGATTTTGATTACGGAGAACCATTCACCATAGAAACTGAAGATATCATTCTGGAAGCCTTGAATCCCAGCTGGATTCAGGGTCTTTCCATTCTTGGCGGTGAGCCCATGGAGCCGGAGAATCAGGAAGTTCTACTGCCTTTTCTCCGAAAAGTGAAAGCTGAGTTTCCAAATAAGGATATCTGGCTGTACACCGGCAACCGTCTGGAAGAAGTCGCCTCATCGCCTCTTCTCTCTTACGTCGATGTTGTGGTAGACGGGCCTTTCCTGGAAACGGAAAAGGATGCCGGACTTGCCTTTCGCGGAAGCCGGAATCAGCGAATCATTGATCTGAAAACACGCAGTATTCTCAGCGTCGGAGGATAACCAATGAACGAAAAATGCTTTGCCCTGAAGCCTGGCAGGAAATGCTCGCTGCTGACCTGCAAGGGCTGCAATGGGCAATATGATAAGTGCCCCTTCTATAAACCCCGGTGGATGGCCGAGCGAGATACACGCCGTGCCCTGGCGAGGATCGCCAGCATGCCGGTGGAGAAACAGCAGGCCATCGCCGAGAAATACTACAACGGCGAAATGCCGTGGACAGGAGCGTTGATTTGACAGCAAAAGAATTTTTCACGCAAACCTTTTACCTGAACAAAGAGATCGTCAAAAAGCAGGGCATCCTGGATCGTCTTAATGATTCGGTCACTGGCATCAGCTGCAATATGCAGCAGGATGTGGTCAGCCACACCCGGAACGTGCACAGCATGGAGGATATGATTGCCAAGATCGTCGATTTGAAAGACGAGATCAACGAAGCCGAGAGCAGGTTGACAGAAGCAAAGGCACAGATCAGGTCCGTCCTCGCGCATGTGTCGGATGAGGATGAGAAAACGATTCTGGAGCTCCGGTATCTTGGTCTAAAAAAATGGGGAGAAATTGCTGATATCATGCAGATTCATTTCCGTACTGTCATGAAAAAGCAGACCCATGCATTTGATCTTCTGAATGACGCTCATATCGTCCTGAAGAATATTTTCGATTTTGAAAAAATGCCACATCAGGGCACTTGAGGGCATATTGTCCATCGTGATATGATACACTCATCAAAATAGGACAGAGACCTCCGTGGGCAGCACCTGCGGAGGCCTTTTCTTCCCCTCCCCTAAGGAGGCCAACATGAAATCACCCGCGATTCCCCAGGATGAACACGACATCCTGAACGACGCCTATCGTTTTCTCCGTGACCATAACGACCCTCCCGCCAACGGTACTCCTGAGTGTCTCCATTTCTGGGAGCAAGCCGCAAAGGACGCCTGCGAACTGGTCGGCAGTAAGTGGAAGAACCACCCGTTGGCCATGGAGGTCATGCTCGGAATATACTCCTACCTTGAAAAGAAATGCAAAGCCAAATCCTGAAGTACTGCCCTCGCCGACTCATCCTCAGCGAGGACATTTCCTTTTCTGTCCGCTGAAAGGAACGTTCCATGGACGACGATATCTGCTACGAATGCACCGGGTACGGGGATGACTACTACATCTCTGAGGATGGCGAGCTTATCTGTGCCTGCCCGGAATGCCCTTTCTACAAACCGAATGAAGATTGAGGAGGCCCACATGCTATTTACCTCTGAACAGGTGTCCCACGGACACCCCGATAAGATTTGCGATCAGATCAGCGATGCCATCCTGACCGACTGTCTGACCCACGACCGGAACAGCCGCGTTGCTGTAGAGGCCCTTATCAAGGATAATCACATCACCCTGGCCGGTGAGATCACTTCCCGGCATATCCCCAACTATCAGGCCATCGTGCAGCATCAGCTGGCTCAGCATGAGCCGCAGATCGCGGACAGCTTCGTCCTGACACAGCACATCTCTCGGCAGAGTTCTGACATTGCTCAGGGTGTAGACCGGAAGGGTGCTGGTGATCAGGGCATGATGTTCGGCTATGCCTGCAAGGAGACTGCGGAAATGCTGCCTCTGCCTTTTGCCCTGGCCACCAAGGCCATCGAGATTCTGGAGGGCGCGAATCATCCCGCGTTGCTCCCCGACACAAAGGCCCAGGTCACCTATGACTATAAGAACAACCGCATCGACACCTTCCTCATCAGCACACAGCATGTGCCCGACGTCCCTCCCGCCTACCTGGCACAGCTGGTGCACTTCGTGATGAAGGCCGCTGCGCGGGAGTACAGTCAGAATGAGGACTTCCGCTTCCTGATCAACCCCACCGGTCGATTCGTGAACGGCGGCAGCTTTGCCGATACAGGTGTGACCGGACGGAAGATTATCGCTGATACCTACGGCGGTGCCTGCCGTCATGGCGGCGGAGCCTTCTCCGGCAAGGATCCCACGAAGGTGGATCGTTCCGGTGCCTATATGGCAAGGAAGATCTCGAAGGACATCCTCCGCTACGGACTCGCCGGCCGCTGTGAAGTTCAGCTCGCCTATGCCATCGGTGTGGAAGAGCCGGTCAGTATCTCCGTGGAAACCTTCAAGACCAGCAAAGTGCCTAACAGCTACCTGGTCCGCTGGATTCGAGAGCACTATGACCTGACACCGAACGGCATCATCTCCTTCCTGCATTTGAGAGATATCGACTACACCAAGACCGCGTCCCTCGGCCACTTCTGGCGACAGAACCTCCCCTGGGAAAAATAAAAGAACCGTCAGCGAAATACTGACGGCATTGATCAAACGGGTTCTTATTTTGCACCTGCTACAGTCGTCCTGCCAATGCGGAACGTTAATCCCAACTGATCGAATATCTTGAGCATAGTGTTCAGATTTGGCGTGCTTTTGCCGGATTCAATTCTCGCCACTGATGAGTGCGGGATACCGCAAAGCTCTGCAAGATCCCTTTGAGAAAGGTCAAGCTCGTGTCGGCGCTCGATCATCGTTCCTACGATCTGAGACAGGGCCTCAATCTCATCCATGTCCTTGCCGATCTCGGGATTCTTTTCTCTGACATGCTTCTTGTAATCATCCCATGTTGCCATACAATCACCCTTTCCTTGATACCCAGTCATCACGTTCTGCCTTTGCTTTCTCAATCTCTCTACGTGGTGTTTTCTGCGTCTTCTTGCGGAACTGATGCAGCAGAACGAACTTGTTGTCCCTAAAATAGAAGTACAGTACTCGGTTGTTTCCCGGTCTGAGTTCCCAGATATCCTCATCCAGATTCTTCGTTATATTCTCGCCCAGCCTTGTTCCATGATCTTTAAGCAGCTGAATATAGAACGAAATCTGTTTGTGTTGGATCCTGGCATCTTTACTCGTTTCAGCCTTCTGTTCTAAATCATCAAGGAAATTCCATAGTTCAGACACGCCATCCGCTGTCTCGTAAAACTCAATCTCGTACATCGGATTTCTCCCTTCCTTGATTCAATTGAATGATAGCAAAAATGCGTCCAAAAGTCAATATCAATAGTTTCCAAAAAAATGCATCAAAACGCTTGACTTTCATCAACTTCTGAGCGTATATGTCACTACCCTGAAAGAAGGAGGACTTGCCCCATGGCAAAAGCAATGCTGCAGTCCATCGACAAAGATGGCACACATCGCGCCCCACTGCAGGACGTGGAGATTCTGGAACAGGTCGGCGACAACGATTATATCGTTCTGACGCCCGCAGGCATTAAGTGTCATGCCCTGTTCAATCCCTTCACCGGCTACTTTTTCGCCGACGATGTGTACCGGGTAGTGAAGGAGGAGCAGGCGACATGAATATCCCAACCAATACCCAGAACCGGAAGGTACTGGCGCAGGAGCTTTCCCGGCTGATCGGAGAGCCGTACACCTATTTGGGTGTACCATCCTGTGCCTACCAGGTCGGCCCATACCGAATCAACAAGGATGGAAGCATCGACGGCGACGATTTCGAAGCTATCCGCAGCTTCCTGCTGGAGAACGATTACATCCACGAAACCATCGGCGTGGAGCCTGAAGAGAACCATCCTGCCCCTGCGAATTCAGAAGCTGATCCTGTTTCAGCAGATGATGAAGCACCGGGAACTACGCTACCCGATGACGCTGCACCAACCGACTTCGAGTTTACCGAAACCTATGTCAGTATCCCGATTCGGGATTACACACCGCTTGCCCTCACCTGCTTGCTGAAAACGCTCTATGCACGGCAGATACTCATCGCTGCCATGACCCAGAGCGACCTGATTGCCCTTGACGAAGAACTGATCGACCGCCTGCAAGATGAAAAGCCCGACACCATTGAAAGGATTCAGGAGCTTCTTCACCAGGAAATCGATGCAGGCTTCGTCAAGGGCATCACTATAGAGGACGGAAAGATCACCATGGCCTTCCCATACGATCCTTCTCAGCCCACCCAGTGGCAGGCCTACGCTGAAATCCTGATGCGCCTGGAAAAACACAGCAAGGTCGCCCATCACGCTTCTGCAAAGCTGTTGGAACCAACCCCGGAGGAAATGAAATACTTCTGCCGGAACTGGCTGGTGCAGCTTGGCCTCGGAGGAGCAGAGCACAAGGAGACCCGAAAGATTCTCCTCGGTCACTTGACCGGCTTTGCCGCATTCCGAAGCTCCGATCAGATGAACGCCCATAAGCAGCGGTACGCAGCCAAGCGCAGAAAAGCCCGAGAGGCCGCCAAGGCCAAAGCGATTCAGGAGCAGACAGAGGAGGGTGAGCATCATGACTGAGCGGATGAAGAAAGCCCTGGCTGATTTGAAAGCATCTCAGGAGAAGGGTACTTACACACTGTGTCCCCGATGTGGAAGAGATACCATGAAGCCCGATTTGTACACTAACGCCTTAAGTCGGCAGGCTGATATTGAGATTTGCCCATCGTGTGGGGGCGAGGAAGCGATTCTGAGTTTCATGAATAAGCCCTTCAGCCTCTATCAATGGGCCGCCCTGAAACCGAAGAAACCCGCCTCCGATTTCAAAACCCGTCCGGGCAAGGAGGTCTGGCGCATCATCTGTGACCGGCAGGCCGTCACGATTTCCACCCTCTACCGCCGATTCAAGAACGGTGATGAACCTGAGGAGATTCGGTTCCTTGCGCAGGAACAGTGTCCCGGCCTGATCGATCTGTGGACAGAACCCTATCACATGAAATATCAATGCAGCGACGGCCCACTGACCATCACCTTCACTGAGGATGAGGATGGAAACCTCAACATGGACGCCAGCCTTCCCTGATTCCAGAGCCTTCCCCACCAGCAGCCTTCGGGCTGCTTTTCCTTTGCCCACGTTCCGCGCACGTTGCCTCACGTTGGGGCTTCAGCCCTCCGGTCGGAGAAACGGCCCAGCTCGATCTGAAAGCCCGACACGGGTCAACGTGGCGCGAGAATGAAAAAGGCCAAAAACGAAAAAAGGCCGCCTCCCAATTGGGAAGCGGTATCAGAGGATGCACTATGGGTAATCTTACAGACCATGCTTCTGACGCCTTTTATCGGCAATTTCATAAACCTCTTCATCCTCGCGGATGCCAACTACCAATATCAGCATCTTTGTATCAGTTCGAATCAGTTTATAGACGATCCGAATTCCACTGGCTTTGAGCTTGATTTTCAACAAGTTCGTAAGATCAAGGCCTCTTTTGTTTCCGAGAGGTTTTCCATAGCCGCCTTCACTCTGCGGAAGAGGATTGCTCTTCACCTTCTTGATGGCTTTCTGAACAACAGCTTGCTGGCTCCGTTCCAGGCTATCAATATCCTTCTTGGCTTCTGGCAGGAAATCGACTCCCCACGTCATTCGAATTCCACCTCGCCTGCCGCGTCCAGCTCTTCATCAGTGATTCCCAATTCTGCCCAGACTTGTTCTTCAGGAACCGTTTTTTCCGGATCATAACGATTCAAGCGCTCCAAGGCGATGGCCATCAGCTCATAATCTTCAAGCTTATCCATGAGCTGTACATATTCCTCTGGCGGAACCAGCACAACCTCTGCTTCATTATTCTTCATGACCACTTTTGACCCGCTTCGTTTTACCTCATCGAATATCTTTCCGGCTAAACCACGATTGAACTGCGAAATTGGAACAGTACGATTAATGGCACTAACCACATTATCATACATGATAAGCACCTCCTTCACAGAATCATCCTACCATAACAGAATTAGAATGTCAATCAATAAATCAGTAAAAGAACCGCTATAGTTATCAGTCATTAATATGACCTTTAGCACCTCTTATGATCTACATTGTTCACATTACTCGTCCTCAAAGCGTCAGAATACTCGCAAGCACACCATTCTCATGGATTTAAATCCACTTCTGGAAACGAACGAGACTGTTCAGGTCTTCCATCTTCTAAATAATCATCCGAAAAAGAATTCGTGGCATGTTCGAATGTAGTTCCATTAAGCATCTTTGAATAATCCGCGTTCCCTCTTTTAATTTCAGAAATAAACCTCGCTGTATCAATGGGCCCCAAATTCTGAAGAAGGTAATTCATTCCTTTCTCCATGATATCGGTGTCAGTTGTGTTTGTCACATTCATCTTCATTTTCCTCCATTTCATTTCGATTATATCTGATATCAGACAGATGATCAAGAGAAACCGCCTCCCGATTGGGAAGCGGTCGTGGTCTGCCTGCCATCATCTATTCCACCTGTCCAGGCTGCGCAGAAGTGCCGACTGCAGCACCGTCTTGATTTGAGAGCTGAGTCCCAGTTCCATGTAAGCTTTCCGGATGGCGTTGTAGTAGCGCTCCATCGGCGGGGACTGCCGGATCATCTTCATGATGTAGATCATCCCCTCGATTTGAGAGCCATCCTTCATGATGACCGGCCAGCTTTCCTTGGTATAGTACCCGCCCTTGACGCCCTCGTACACATCCAGGTTCGCCTCATCCTGTTTGCTGATTTCCCACACCGCGACCGGCACACGGTTCCGTCTGTCTCCGGTGCGCTCCACTGTCGCGTGGAGGTAAAACTCCAGCCTCGCCCCTTCGATGTAGCCCATCCCGATGAGCCGGGCCTGCGGGCAGCGGACTGCCATCTGTTCTTCCACCATGTTCGATCCGTAGGCAATGTATTTCATAGCTTCCTCCAGTTCCGGCCCTGTCGATTCCAGAGCCATTGTAGCAGCCGGCTTTCCGGCTGGCAAGGGGTTCTCAATTTGAAAGCTCAGGCCACCCACTCCATCGGGTAGGCGTCTTCCATGCCGATGTGCGCGATGATCAGATCCATGCAGTAACCGCGGAGCGCGGGCAGTGCCCGTTTGAGCCTCGCCGGCGCGTCCAGCTTGGAGATGTAGATGTGGTGGATGTAATCGTACTGTGGATCGTCGAACCAGTCCAGGATGTCCATGCACTCGTCCAGGCTCAGGTGATTCCGCTTCGTGGTGGTCAGGGTGTTCTTCATGCTGATGTCCTCCTTCTCAATTTGAAAGCTGTGTCAGGTTGTGTCTAAGGCGATCCGATTTCAGAGCTGGTACCCGTAGGTGTCGGCGAGGTCAAGGACCTCCATTCTGTAGTCCGGACAGTAGGTTTCATAGAGGTCGAGCTTGTCCATCACACCGATAATGCAGTCGTCGAGGAACTCGGCTCTGCTGTCGCTGTCCGGGAATGATATCTGATTGTCTTCCTCCAATTCTGTAGCGGCCGTCTCGATTTCAAAGCGGATGTCTTCATCAGTGATGGTCGAAATGTGCTTCATGCTGTGATCCTCCTTCTCAATCTGGGAGTGCCGGTCAGGCGCTCTCCGCTTGGTAGTAATCCGAAAGCGCAGGCTTTGCCCGCAGGGTGGCCTCCTCGATTTGAGAGCGCATGCTTTCCACTCCTTGCAGGAGGCTGGCCAGGTTCCTGGTCTGTTCCGCGTCCATGGAGTCCCGCACCAGCAACCGCACCCTGATCTCAAAGCGCCCTTCCGGGTGGACGCAGGTGCTGACGATGAGTGGCGCGTCCCAACCCACGCTGCCGATTTCGAAGCGGATGTCCGCCCCGCAGTTCCAGGTGCAGTCCACTGTAGCCCGGAAGCCGGGCTCAGCATTCACGATGCCTCGCAGCTTTCTGACCAGCCGCTTGTTTTCCGCTGTGTTCTTGATGATCATGTTCTTCCCTCCTAGCCCGTCGGCCTTCTCGATTTGGTTCCTCCCGGCTTCCCGCCCGGCTTGGTGACATACATCACTCTGCTGGGGCTGGAAGTCAAGCGGTATGTGTGGATTCATCAATCTTTATTTCAGAACTCTGTCCCGGAGGCGGATGATGTAGTTGCTCACCTCCCGCGAAGTCATCCCGATGATCTCCAGGTCGTTCCTGCCGTTGATGGTCGCCATGAGAATCTCGAGCAGTTCGATTTGAAAGCTCTCGGCATGGTTCTCCGGGTCTTCTGCCCGGAGCGCTTCCCAGTCCTTTTTGAAGTCGGCGACGGTGTAAACGCGGTCATCGTTCAGATCGATGAACTTCATGCTGTATCTCCTTTCCGGGCTGATGCCCTGTCCGATTTGAAAGCTGTGTTTCCCTGAGCTTCTGAGGCTCTTCAGAAGGCTTCCATTCTGTGTCCCATCTCGATTTGAAAGCCCTCTGAAGAACCGCAGGATGCGGTTCAGTTGTCCGTGCGGAAGGAGCGGCCCTTCGCCTTGATCTCGTAGTGTGTCTTGCCTTCGTAAGTCACCTTCCTCACCTGCTCGATGTCGCTGAGCTTGGCGGTCTTCATCCGCGGCTGCTTCTGCACCCAGCGGAGGGCAGCCGATTTGCAAGCTTCGGGCAGGTCGATGTAGACCATGCGGTCGTACCGGTCGTGGTTGCGGTAGCGCTCGAGTTGCTTCTGGTGTGCCGCGCGGCCTTCTTCAAGGCTCACGTACCAGTCGCTGTTCCGGCGGCTTCCCAGCCAGGCCCATTCGATTTGGAAGATCGGCTCCAGCCGGTTGTTCCAGACCGTGCCGTCCCATGTGCTTCCGACCCAGGTGTCCGCGCCAGCCTTGCCGACCGTGAGCCGGATGACGTCGCCGCAGTAGCCGCCGTCGATGCGGTCCCAGTGTGTGTCGCGCTCCAGGAGGACCCGGCGGATTTCGGAGCCGTCGGTCAGGTCGATGTGTGCAATCTCGCCCTGCGAGCCGTTCATGGTGTCGGGGAAAATGGTCCAGCCCTGATTCAGGAGCTCGGTAACTTTCTCGGTGTAGATTCTGCGGATGTCCTGCTTCTTCATGGTGTGTTTCCTTTCCGGCCTGCGGCCTGTCGATTTGAAAGCTGGTGGTGTGTTTGCCTTACTTGGCCTCTCGGATTTCGAAGCGGGTCTTCCCGCCGGTGAAGGGGTTGTTCCGCTCCTCGATTTCGAAGCGGCGCTTCATGGCCTGTGCCTGCTCGAGGGTCTTCGTGCCTCCGACCAGGCATCCCCGGTCGTTGTAGATGTGGTAGCGGACGCCGATGTGCTTGCCGTAGGCGATGGCTTGTTCGCGGTTCATCATGCTGTGGTTCCTTTCCGGCCTGTGGCCTGTCGATTTGAAAGCTGTGTGTCGGAGCCGGAGGCTCCCGTCAAGGCTCCTGATTCCGAAGCCCTGAAGGGAACCGCCCGCGTTGGGGCTGGGCGATTCAGGAGGCCATCCGCCATGCGCTGTTCCCGGGCAGGTTCTTGAGCAGGTGGTGCCTCGCGGTTTCGAATTCGTCCCCGATGAAGCCCAGTTGGAGGAGCCAGCACCGGAAGGTGTACTTCGGGTTGTCGGTTTCCGGCCGCGCCGCGCTGGCCTGCTTCGAGGTCAAAGCCTTGAAGGAAATGGCCATGCAAAGCTGGATGTAGCTCTTGACTTCCCCCGCGTGCAGGGTCGAGTTGAAAGCTCGGAATTCGATGGTGCCCTTCTGCCACACCGCGTGGAGGTTGAGCAGGTGGTACCGGCTGGGGTCGTAGTGCTGGTGTGCGTGCCATTCCCAGTTCCGGTCGTTGTACCAAAGCCTCGCGAAGGCTTCCATGGTCTTGGGCTTCTGCTTGTTCAGCCTTTCGAGGAAGGCCGGGTCGACCGGGCTGCACCATTGCATCCTGCGCTCCGGGTCGATGGCCAGGCTCTGTGTCAGGAGGTCTTCCTTCGCGTTGACCATGTTCACCAGGTTCTTCAGGGTTTTCGGGGTGTGCTCCCCGAGGCCGATGTGGACGTGGATGCCGCAGTGTGCCGGGTCGGCTTTCGCGCCCGCCCTGCGGAGCTTCCGCACCAGCTCCTGCACCGTCTCGATGTCTTCCCACCGGCAGATGGGGCTGACCACTTCGGTCTTCTCCTCATCCGGGCCGGGGATGCTGGCGTCCCGCATCACCTTCCACACCCGCCCGTCGGGCATCCGAACGGTCTGTGTGTGGTAGCAGGTGTGGTCGGGCATGCTCGGGGTCGTGCCAAAGTGCTCGGCGATGACCTTCGCGGCCTTTGTCCGGAGGATGCCGTTCATCTCCAGTTCAATGCCGAAGGTCTGTTCCTTCATGCTGGTCATGGGCTTCTCCTTTCGTCCCGCGGGCCTTTTCGTTTTTGCTCCCTTGCGGGGGCTCCCCGCGGCGTGACACATACATCACTCTGCCCGCCCGGAAAGTCAAGCGACGAAAGCGAGAATTAGTGCGACAAAACTGATAACTTTTCGTCACACTTTTGTCTCAACTGGGCCGTTTTTGACCCAGTTTGGACGATTTCCGGCATTTCTCCCTTATACATGCGCGAAGTGCGCCTGCCCGTGCGCGCGCGTACGCGTGACCAAGCGTGCGCAGAGACGTGAACCCGTCACACGCCGGGGACAATCACCTGGAAAACCGGGTTTATTCCGCCAGGAAAACGGCTTTTTCCGGCCCGTGGCCCCGGTACGCGACCCGGAAACCCGGCCTTTGGCCCCGGATCGCGCCGGTTTTTCCCCGGCACACCGGCCGATCCGCCCTGGTGTGCCGCGTTGGCGCTGCCCAGATCGCGGGCACTCCGCCCGGCAGAAGGCCCAGCACACCGGCGTTTCCGGCGGAAGCCCGCCGTCGGCCCCGGGTTTCCCTGGCGGCCCGGCACAGCCCGCCCGGTCTGTGTTCCCGGAGCCCGCCCTGGCTGTTGCTCCGTGCCTGCCGTCGCGGCTCCCGGCACTCCGCCTCCCGCTTCCCACCCCGGCTTCCGCGTCCGTCCGCCCGCGCCTCGGCCCCGGCCCCGGGAGTCGGGAGCTTCCACCCGCCCTCGCGCCCCGACCCCCAGGGGGGTTCCATCTTTGGGCCCGAACCCTAAAAGACCGCGGCCCACTCTCACGCAAAAAAAGCCCGAATCAAACGGGGTATTAACCCCGGGGCCTCGGGCAACTCAAAAATCAACTGATTCTGACCTGGAAAGGAGTCCAAAACCATGGCGAAAGATGGCACCACCCGCGGCGGTCGCCGCGTCCGGTCCGGCACAAAGCCGGATCCTTTGGTGGATAAAATACAAAAAGGCAGATCGGCGCGGGTCATGGAATTCCCCGTGAACAATCTGCCTATTTCTGATGATATGGGCTATGTCGCTGACCTGGACGGCGCGGATATGCCGGAGCCCAGCGCTTATCTGTCTGCCAAGCAGCGTGACGGTCAGCCCCTGGGCGCTGACATCATCTACCGTGAAACGGTGCGCTGGCTCAAGGATCGCGGCTGTGACCGGCTGGTCAACAACCGTCTGGTGGAAAGCTACAGTGAGGCCTTTGCCCGCTATATTCAGTGCTCGGAGGCTGTCTCCAGCTACGGCCTTCTGGGCAAGCACCCGACGACCAAAGCCCCGATCGCTTCACCCTTTGTGCAGATGATGCTGGCCTTCCAGAAGCAGGCCAACCTGCTCTGGTATGAGATCTTCGATGTGGTCAAGCAGAACAGCACCACCGCCTTCGAGGGCGATCCCCAGGATGACGCGATGGAGATGCTGCTCAGGCTGAGAAGCAAACGATAATGAGGAGGACACGTTATGCCAAAAACCACATCTGAAATGCAGATGGTCCCTATTGGAAAGCTCATTCCTTATGTCAACAACGCCCGGACCCACAGTGAGGACCAGATCACCAAACTGCGTTCCTCCCTCCGTGAGTTCGGGTTTATCAATCCCATCCTGATTGACCGCGATTTCAATGTCATCGCCGGTCATGGCCGTCTGGCTGCCGCCAAGGCTGAGAACTTCGATGAAGTCCCCTGCGTATATGTGGATCACCTGACCGAAGCTCAGAAGAAGGCCTACATCCTTGCCGACAACCGCATGGCCGAAGACGCCGGCTGGGATGAGGAAATGCTGCGCATCGAGATCGAAGCGTTGAAGGAGCAGGCCTTTGACCTGTCCCTGACCGGCTTTGACGAGGATGAGATCGCCGGTTTCTTCGATGATGAGGAAGCCCAGGATGACAACTTCGATGAGGATAAAGCCCTCGAAGCACCGGCCTTCGTGGAACCTGGTGATGTGTGGATCTTGGGCAGGCACCGCCTGATGTGCGGTGACTCCACCAAGCCCGAAGATGTGTCTGTGCTCATGGAAGGAAAGAAAGCTAATATCTGCATCACGGACCCGCCTTACAATTGCGCCTATGAGGGCGGCACCGGCATGAAGATCATGAACGACAAGTGGGATGACAGCAAAAAGTTCTATCAGTTCCTGCTGGACGCCTTCAAGAATGTGTATGCGAACCTCGCCGATGGCGGGGCTTTTTATTGCTTCCATTCAGATGCGGAGAAGGTCAACTTCTTCAATGCGACCGTAGACGCTGGCTTCCATTACTCCACGACCTGCATCTGGGTCAAGAACGCGCTGGTCATTGGCCGGATGGACTACCAGATGCGGCACGAGCCGGTCATCTATGCTTTCAAGGATACTGCCAAGCATAAGTTCTACGGTGACCGGAAGCAGACCACCGTATGGGAGTTCGATAAGCCCACAAAATCGAAGCTCCATCCGACCACAAAGCCCCTGCCGCTGGTCGCTTACCCGATGCGCATGTCGTCTATGGAGAACAGCATCGTGCTGGATCTGTTCGGCGGCTCAGGTTCCACCCTCATGGCTGCGGAGCAGCTGAACCGGATTGCCTTCCTCATGGAGCTGGATCCCAAATATGCATCTGCGATCGTGAGGAGATACGCCGCTGCCCGGCAGGGCATTGACGATGTGTTCGTCATACGGAACGGCGAGAAGCTGCCCTGCTCCCAGGTCTACATCCCTACGGAGGATGACCTGGCGTTCAAGGATGACAAGGTCGACCGTAAGGATGAAGCGTAAACCTTTGACTGCCTGCATGAAGGGAGGCGATGCCGATGCAGCAGCTGAAGCGTTATAAGCCGACCCGGTTCATGCTCCCCACTTCCCATTACGACAAAGACGCCGCTGACTTTGCGGTGGCGTTCATCGAGAACCTCCGCCACACCAAGGGCACCTGGGCAGGAAAGCCCTTCCTGCTCATGGACTGGCAGGAACAGATCATCCGGGATCTGTTTGGTATCATGAAACCCAACGGTTACCGGCAGTTCAATACCGCCTATGTGGAAATCCCGAAGAAGAACGGCAAGAGCGAGCTGGCCGCCGCCATCGCCCTCTTCCTGACCGGCGGGGACGGGGAACAGCGGGCCGAAGTCTACGGCTGCGCGTCAGATCGGCAGCAGGCGTCCATTGTGTTCGATGTGGCTGCCGATATGGTCAGGATGTGCCCGGCGCTGGCCAAGCGGGTGAAAATCCTGGCCTCTACCAAGCGCATCATCTATACGCCCACGAACAGCTTCTATCAGGTGCTTTCGGCTGAAGCCTTCTCTAAGCACGGCTTCAATATCCACGGTGTGGTCTTTGACGAGCTCCATGTGCAGCCTGACCGGAAGCTCTTTGACGTCATGACCAAGGGCTCCGGCGATGCCCGCATGCAGCCGCTGTACTTCTTGATCACTACCGCCGGTACCGACACTCACAGCATCTGTTATGAGACGCATCAGAAAGCCCTGGACATTCTGGAAGGGAGAAAGCAGGACTCCACCTTCTATCCCGTCATCTACGGCGCGGCCGATAACGAGGACTGGACGGATCCAAAGGTATGGAGAAAAGCCAATCCCTCCTTGGGAGAGACCATTGGGTTGGAAAAAGTGGAAGCCGCTTGTCTCTCCGCCCAGCAGAATCCATCTGAGGAGAACGCCTTCCGCCAGCTCCGCCTGAACCAATGGGTCAAGCAGAGCGTCCGCTGGATGCCGATGGACAAATGGGACGCCTGCGGGGATGACTATGACGCCGAAGACCTGGAAGGCCGCATCTGCTATGCTGGGCTGGACTTATCCTCCACCAGTGACCTGACAGCCCTGGTGCTGGTCTTCCCGCCCACACAAGCAGACGAGCACTACCGCGTCCTTCCCTACTTCTGGCTGCCGGAAGAGACTCTGACGCTCAGGGTCAAGCGTGATCACGTCATGTACGATCTCTGGGAGCGGCAGGGCTTTATCCGGACTACCGAAGGCAATGTCGTTCACTACGGCTTCATTGAGGAGTTTATCCGAAAGCTCGGTGAACGCTACGACATCCGGGAGATCGCCTATGACCGATGGAACGCCTCCATGATGGTTCAGGCCCTTCAGGATGACGGGTTCACCATGGTCCCTTTTGGCCAGGGCTTCCGGGATATGAGCAATCCGACCAAGGATCTGATGCGCCTGGTGCTGGAAGGCACCCTCCGGCACAACAAGCACCCAGTCCTGCGCTGGTGTATGGACAACGTGTTCGTTCGGACGGACCCGGCTGGAAACATCAAGATCGACAAAGAAAAATCCACCGAGAAGGTGGACGGCGCTGTCGCGCTGGTCATGGGGCTGGATCGGGCGCTCAAGAATGAGAACGCCGCCAGCAGCATCTATGA